GTCCAGTACCCACGCTCGAAACCGTGCCTGTAAATGCGACGGATCAAACCCGGTGCAAACTTCGCCGGGTGCGCGAACGCTTCATCTACGATGAGATCGTTCCAGTTGTCGTCGTAACAGCCGTGCCAGTCGGCGGGGGTCATCACAGCGACACCCCTTCCCGCACCGCAAACATATCGAGCGCTTCGCGTATCGGCGTATCCACCCCGAGATTATTCAGCCACCACCAAGCAGCAGACTTGTACTGCTCCGCCCGCGGGAAGTCCGACAGGTTGTCGAAGATGCCGCTGAGTGCCACGGCAAGCGTTGTCGGCTCAGTGGACACCCCGCACCGATACACCATCTTTGCAAGCGGATGCGGCGACGCCTCGTTGCGATAGGTGCCAAGCGACGACCAGCAATAGCTCGACGAACGCTTGTGGATCATCGCCATCTCTTCGTCCGTCACGCCCAGCAACGGAACCAGAGTCATGAAGGCAGATTCATCGTTGTCGTTGACGCACAGTCGCAGCGCGGCGTACACCACGCGGAAGGCGTCGGTTGTCGGTGGGATAAGCGGCGAGGGGGGTATCGGCGTCTGGAATAGTTCAATCAGTCGGTGTGCCGCGCCATCACTAAGACACAAAGACAGATTCGATTCAGTCTGCGCCACGGTTTCCGGTTCCGCCAAGGCGTCCGCGAAGCTGTCCTGCGGTTCCGTCGTGATGTCAACGTCGTCGAGTAGCAGGTGCTTGACGCGCCGATGCCACGATAGGCGGATGGCCTCGTCAGCCAGTAAATTCTCAGCCTGCATCACGGCAAGCCTTGGCGTCGTGACGTTGTTCGCCTCGCACCGTCGCCGGAACCTGTCGCGCAGATTCATGTACGGCTTGGCCTCAGATGCGTCGAGTCCGCTCGTGTCCATCGCCTCCATCCACTGTTGCGAGCTTTCCCAAGCGTCGAACGGTGTCACCCAGTCCCCACCGTCAGTGCAATAACCGAGCGTCACCGCAACCTCACGCAGCAACGCTTCCGCCTCGCCGAATCCGAGCATCACGAGCGACTTGGTGATGTAACCCATCACGTCGCCGCTTTGCCGCAGAACCTCGAGCGCAATATCGGCGTGCGTGCCGACAAGGCGACGACGTGCCACGCTCAGGCGCTTTGCGAGGTAGTCGCGGACAATCTGTGCAGACTCCCAATCGGCGGTGATGCACACGATAGAGTCCGCCGCAGCGCCCTGTTCAATTAGCCACGCGATGCGCTCGGCGAGTACCGTCGTCTTGCCGGAACATTCCTTGCCGACAATCAAAATGTCTTCCGACTTGGAGTGTGCGGCTCTAAGTTGCGTGTGGGTGAGTTTCAATTTCGCATCCGTGCTCTTTGCAAAGCCAACCAACTTCATCCTTCACGACGCCCGGTTGCAGGCACCACCGCCCGTCATGCACCGGGCGGTAGCACCTGCGGGACAAGGGGGTGTCAGAAGGGGATTTCGTCGCCGCCGTCGCTTGCCGGTGGCGCTGCGGCAGGAACTGCTTCCTGCTTAGGTTTGTTGCGGGCGACGTTTCCGGCGATGGCGCGAAATTGAGAACCCAATACGGCGTCCATCGTGTTCATCTCGGACTCTTCCATGTTGCCAAACGCACGGCCACCTTCATCGTCGTATGAGTTAATCCACTTCACCTTCAGAATTTCCGTTCCGTTGTATTCTTCGTAGTCCAACGTGACGGAGCACTGCGGCCACGAACGGCCCGACTCGTTGAAGTCCGCAAGGTTGCCGCTCCAATCGAACACGCGGCAAACATTCTCGACGGCATCGTCGTTGGGCTTGCCATCTTTTTTGACAATCCACGCCTGGCCGAAAATCGTCTGTCGGTATTCAGACCACGGAACCCATAGGTTTGATTCGGGATTGAAATACTCGGTAAGTAAGAATCGAAACGAGATAGAAACAGACTTTGACTTGTCGCTCTTGCGAATTCCCGTTCCCAATACGCGAGCCTTGAATCGGCCCGGCCTGTCTGCTTCTACGTGCGGCATCTAACTGGCCTCCTTAAAGAGTTCATCCCACAGCAAGGCGGAACCTTTTTCGTAGGGGATGGGGTTTCCGAGTGTGCGAGACTTTGCCCAGAAATGCGGCAACTCCTGGCAGTAAATGGTTCGTGTACCTGCGCCCGTCGCTTTGCCGTCCTTCACCGACTTGTCATAGTCAATGAATAGCATGTGGTCGCACCAGTTCTTCACCGCGTCCCGGATGCGCCCGGTCTTCGGCGGCTGATACAGGTCCGGTTCGTAGCGAAGGTAGTCATCGCCGCTGGGATTTGGCGCGTACGCCGTGGTGCAATGACACACGAGTACCACGTTGCGGCCTTCGCGCTTGTGTGCGTCCAGGTCCGAGAGCAACAAACGGAACGTCTCAAGAACGTACTGGTAGCCCTTGCCGTACCCGTAGCTCTCGATGCTGGTGATGCGGGCTCCTTTGTCGTGCTTGACGTTGAGGATGGTGTCCGCTTCCGCCATCCCCTGCCCAACGGTTGCAGTATCAATCACGATTGTCTTGACGCCGCTCCATAGTGACGACTCATGCAGTGCGTCGCGCAAGTCCTGATACGTCTCGACGCCGTCAATCTGGTTGACGCCCTTCTTTGACTGATCGTTGTCGAGGTTGAGAAACACCGCGCCGGGCGCAAGACTGGCGAGCGTCGTCTTGCCGATGCCTCCGGTGCCGTACAGGACAATCGCTTCGCCGCTGTTGCCAGCGATAGGCGAAACCTTAAACCGCTTCGCGCTGTTCGGTTGCGTCGCAGTTGACGCATTCGTAGTTGCTTTCGCCGCAGGTGGTGGGGGTGCCTTGGGTGGTGCTGCTGGGGCCATTGGATGTTTACTCCATGAGTTCGGGATTGACGTTCTCAATGCGCTCGAATCCTTCGGGAAGCGAGCCTTCGGTGAGGTCTGTGCCGCTCGTACAGACTTCAAGAAATTCGCATTTGTAAGGTGCCTTGCACGACGAAGAGTTTCGGAAGTGATAGCCGTGCTTTTCTGCGTCCCGGATTTGCTGTGCGACTTGCCATATCTCGTTTCGCATTTCGGCAAGTTCGTGCTCAAGGCGGGGGATTTCGACGCGAGCGAAGTAGAACTCTGGCCGTTCGCGGATGTCGTTCGCCAGCCGGTCGCCGTACTCAAGCACGGTTTCCGGGCGAGTCTGAACTACGTAACCCTTTTCCTTGTTGGCGGATTGAATCGGGTCGCCGTTTTTCTTGAGTGCCCGCTCGCCGTTGCCGTCCAAGACTATCTTGAGTCCGTCGCCGTCGCGTAGCGGGATTGTGGACAGCAGGCTGATAGATGGCTTTCGGATTACATCGTAGAAAACTCCGCTGACGTTGTAGTCCATGCTCCTGGCAGCCAGCATGTACCGGGTAATCTGTTCATCGAGTTTCAATCGGTCCCAGTAGTCCGCACCCTGCTCGATGGACTCGCTGCACGTCTTGTGTTCGATGAGTAGCAAGCGGCCATCGACGTTGCAGATGCCGTCAATCTTCCCCGCGTTTCTGTGGTTGCGGTTGGGGTATCCGGTCCGGGGGTTGACGATTGGGAGGTCAAACGGAATCTCAGATGCGATGATTTCGATAGCCGGGTCGTTACCCCATCGCCATATCCAACCCTTCGTCAGTTCCGCGCACTTGGTGCGTTCCAGCATTAGCGCGTCGATGTATTCGTCGCTGGTGACTCGCTCAAGCAGCTTTTGGTAGTTGTCGAAGATGGCGTCTACTGCGGCCTGTTCATCGCCTGTGGTCTTGTAGACGTCCAACGCCTCATGCACGGCGCTGCCCATACGCAACGCCTCTGACGGCTCTTTGCGAATGCCAAGGACGTACTTGAAGAAGTGCTTGCGGGGGCACGCCTTGAAGCATTGGCTGCGCGAGTTCGTGATAAGGTGTCGTCCTTGAAGTTCAGGCATTATTCAACCCCCTTGCGTCGTCGCGTGCTGTTTGTTCGCGCTCTTCCTGCCGCCGTTCCTGATTGAATTCCTCAACCAGTCCGGGGAACGCTTCTACGCAGTCCGCGCAGAAGTCTGGATGCCCCGAATCGCCTTCAACGTCGTTGTCGCACACCTCGTTACGGCACGTCGCCGCAGCCAAGAACCGCAGAGACAGCCTCCGTGCTGCCTCCGCGATTCGCCGTGGCCAAACGAAGTAGGGGCGAGGTGTGTACGTCCGTGTGTATGAACCTTGACCGAGTTGAATGAGGGGGGTTGTCATACGGTCACTCCTACCTCTTGGGTTCGCAGCGCGTTCTGAGCGACAAACATCGCGACGATCGCTTCATATTCGTCCTGTTGTTCCGTCGTGTAGCGGTGCTCATCTGCACAGCGACGGATGTTCTCGACCCACCATTCGAGCGGGTTTTCAATGCAGCCCGATCGCAAGACGGAGCAGTCTGGTTTCGTGTTGTAGAACTCATACGCAGAGCCTTGGACGTATAGGGGGCCGGACACCCACGCCTCCCCGGAAACGCGCGCCTCCCCGGAAACGCGCGCCTCCCCGTAAACGCGCGACTGCCCGTAAACGTGCGACTGCCCGTAAACGCGCGACTGCCCGTAAACGTGCGACTGCCCGGAAACGCGCGCCTCCCCGTAAACGCGCGACTGCTCGTAAACGCGCGACTGCTCGTAAACGTGCGACTGCCCGGAAACGCGCGCCTCCCCGGAAACGCGCGCCTCCCCGTAAACGCGCGACTGCCCGTAAACGTGCGACTGCCCGTAAACGTGCGACTGCCCGTAAACGTGCGACTGCCCGTAAACGTGCGCCTCCCCGTAAACGTGCGACTGCCCGTAAACGTGCGCCTCCCCGTAAACGCGCGACTGCTCGTAAACGCGCGACTCCCCGTAAACGCGCGACTGCCCGTAAACGCGCGACTCCCCGTAAACGTGCGACTGCCCGTAAACGACGGCGCTGCAGCCGACGAAGGCTCCAGCGTCCACAGTTGCGGTGTTCTGAACCCAGCCGCCACCATTCTTATGCTGGCACCAATCGTCCTTCGTGGTGGCGGGGAAACGATTGAGTAGCTCTTCGATGTTCATGCGGTCATTCCTGTTAGAGGTGTGGCCGAGGCGGAGCGTCCCTCTGCCGCCCCGGCCACGGCGCGGTTGTGTTCTGTGAGGCGACGCGCGCAGCCTGGGACATGCGCGCGCCGCCGCGGGGAAACTGCGGATGCGTCAATCCGCATGAGGAGGACAAAAGAAGCCCACGCCGATGAGGGAGTCGGCGTGAGCGAGTGCGCCCGGTGTGCGGGCGGTAGCGTCTGAGTTGTGAACGATCCGTCGTCCATTGTGTCGATCCGTCTAGAATTCAGCGTGTCAGCAACGCGCCCCCGCATGGAGGCCCGAGTCATTGAAAAAACAGCTTTTGAATGGTCGAAAACACGGTGTTCGGAGGAAAGGCTTTCGGCTGTTAACCGCTAGGTCGTAGGTTCGAATCCTACTCGGGGAGATTTCATAAGTCCTTGTGCCGCAAGCACTTGCGAGCGTTTCTCTCTTCGATGCTTGCTGGTTTTTCTGGGCCCCCATCGTTTCTTTGGGCACCCATGATATGATTCGCGGGGAGGGAAACCCGTGCCGAACGTCAACGTACCCAAGCTGTCGCAGCTTCCCGATGGCCGATTTGTCACCAAGTGGGGCGGCAAACGCCACTACCTCGGACGCAACCAAACCATCGCCGTCAAGCTCTACGCCGAGTCGATTGCCCAGTGGAGTGCGTGGCGAGGCGAAGTGGACAGGGTGCGAAGTCGCCCGATGAAACTTCGCCGGCGACGCCTGATTGATATTTCCGTGGCCTTCCTTGAGTCCAAGAGCCTTGAGGGGGGCATCGACCTGGAGCGGTACTACCGCAAGCACACCAAGCGATTCGTCGGTTCGTACGGGGGCGACTTCGCTGACGGCATTCGAGTCGGTGACCTCACCGGACTTAAAAACGACATGCTTCGAAAGGCGTTTGCGCCCAAGACCGTCAACCACGACGTGATTGCGGTGCGGGCGATGATGCAGTACGCCATCGACCAAGAGCTTATCCCGCCCGTCAACCTCAAGGGTTGCAAGCCTATCACCCTCGGCCTGCCCCCGGACAAGTCGATGACCATCGACAAGGTCATGCGGATGTTCGCTGACGCCGGCGACAAGGTTCGTCCGTGGCTGGTTGTCAATTACCTCACCGCCGCAAGGCCGATTGAGGTTGTCCGCATCGTCCACAAACAGGGGACTTGGATTGAGCCGGGTATCTTCCGGCTGGATCGGGGAAAGAATGACGCTCGCAATCGGGTTCCGCGCCATCTTATTTTAACCCCCGAGGCGTTGTCGTGGCTGCACGTTTGCCGACCTTACTGGTCCCGACTCGACTCGTTTTCCGCTGCGGTACGGAACGCCTGCGGTGCTGGCGGACCGCATCCTCTGCGGCATACCGCAGCGTCTCATCTTCATCGATCGGGGGTGGATCGGGCAGATATTGACCTAATCCTCGGGCACTTGCCCGGGCGCGTGTCTCTGACCTACGTCCAAATAGCGTGGCAACGTCTGAGGTGCTTAGCGGCCCGTATAGGCCTTCGAACATGTCACGAAAAGTCTTTGGCGTCATGACGTCACCCCTGACTCGTTCGCCTCGACCAGCCCAAGCTCTACCAAGTCTTTTTCAGCTACGATCGTACAGGACGGCACCCGAAACTTGCCGTCCGTCCCGACGGGGATGATGGCTGATTGTGGATCGAATTCGGCAACAAGGATGCGGTAGCCAGGTCTCCAAGCGCTCATGCACCACGGCAGTGTTGCCAGATTGATTCCCTTCCCGCACTGGACTGTCTCTGCGGTGTCGATATCAGGCACATGGACCGTCTCGCCGACGGCGTACGTGACCCCGCGTTTGTATGGACCAACGCCATCTTCTGTTACCAGCTTGTATGCCGCCGCCCTGCCCGGCTGATCCAGCAAGATTCGCAACGAGTCAATCTTCCATTTGTTGATCCCTTTGGCATCCGTGAGGTAGGCACCCGTGAGGTTGGCACCCGTGAGGTTGGCATCCGCGAGGTTGGCATCCACGAGGTAGGCACCCGTGAGGTTGGCACCCGTGAGGTTGGCATCCGCGAGATTGGCACGCACGAGGTTGGCATCCACGAGGTAGGCACCCGTGAGGTTGGCACCCGTGAGGTTGGCATCCGCGAGATTGGCATCCACGAGGTAGGCACCCGTGAGGTTGGCACCCGTGAGGTTGGCACCCGTGAGGTTGGCATCCGCGAGATTGGCATCCACGAGGTAGGCACCCGTGAGGTTGGCACCCGTGAGGTTGGCATCCGCGAGATTGGCATCCACGAGGTTGGCACGCACGAGGTTGGCATCCACGAGGTTGGCACCCGACCCAATTGCAGCTTCCACGCACAGCTTAAGCGACCCAAACTCGCCAGCGAAAAGCACAGAGCCATCCCATCGGTGTTTGATTTCAAACTTCATCGAACTACCTCCCGTTGCAGCCCGGATGCACCACGTCTCTGTCCAATGTGCCGCGAAGCATCTGCTCGCGGATGAAGATTTCCTCGCTGGACATCGGTTCCAACCGTTCGATGTGCTCGAAGATGGCTTGGAGTGTACGGCGCAAGTCGTGCCGTGCGTGCTTGGCGACTTTCTCCCAAGCCGGATTCATG